ACCTACCACGAGCCCGCGGAGCAGCCCCAGCGCTCCGCCCCGAAGCCCCAGGCGCTGGAGCGGGCCATCAACACCGTCGACGCCTTCACCCGCACACGCCTGCCCAGAAGGCGCTCGTCGACCAGGCACGCCGCGCGACGCTGCCCACGGCCATCACCATCCACCCGCCGGCCGAGGGGCTGAAGAAGACGGCGGAGAGCGAGCGGCGCGTCTCCGCTCAGGGATTCTTCAGCTCCATCGGTGACGCGCTGACGGACTTCGGCGGTCGCGTGGTGGACGGCATCGCCGGCATCGGCAAGGGGATTTACGACAGCGTCACCGGCACCCTGAAGAACACCTGGGAAATGGCGGAGACGTTCGGCAAGGGCATCGCCAACATCTTCACCGGCCGCTTCAAGGAGGGCTTCACGCAGCTCGGCTTGAGCGTGCTGAAGGCCATCCAGACGCCGACGGACGGGCTCCTGCGCCTGGGCGGGAGCATCCTTAGCGCCATCCAGACGATGCTCTTCATCGAGCCGACGAGCCGCAAGCTGACGGGCGACGAACTGGCGGCGCTGCACGAGGTGTACGGGGCCTCCATCGACTACACGCGCATCGAAATCAAGGAGGGCAACGCGGGCCTCCTAACGGTGGGCGGACGCCCCTTCACGCATGGCGACACCATCTACATCCCGAAGGACTCGCTGCCCCTGCAGCCGGAGCTGCTCGTGCACGAGGCGGCCCACGTGTGGCAACACCAGAACGGGGGCAACGACTACATGAGCGAGGCGTTGGTGGCGCAGTTCTTCGGCGACGGCTACAACGTCGGCAAGGCTCTCCGGCAAGGCAAGTCGTGGGAGGAGATGAACCCGGAGCAGCAGGCGGAGTTCATCGAGTTGGCCTTCGGCCAGGGTTGCTTTGAAGAGCCGCCGGCGCCGTTCGAGCTCGACGGCAGGGACTACACCCAGCAGTTCGAGGCCGCGAAGGAGTCCCTCCGCGCCGGCCAGGGAGCACCGTGAACATGCGCCTCCACCGAGTCCTGCCGCTCGCGCTTGTCCTCCTCCAGGTAGCGTTCCTCACCGCCTGCCAGCCGCCGCTGGAGGTGACGCTTGCCTCCAGCAGCGAGCGCCTGCCGAGCCCCACGTTCCTGGTGGAGGAGCCGTCTCAGGATGGCGGCCCTCCGCGGTACGACGTCATCCGCGTGGTGACCGAAGAAGGGAAAACGGCGTGGCACGTGCGCGCTCTCTCCTTCGGCGGGACGCGCGGACGCCGCGTCGTCTACGGCGAGGTGCCGGAGGGCTTCGAGACGGTGCAGCCACCACAGCCTTTGGAGGGTGGGCGCCTCTACAGCATTGGCGTCTCTGGGGAGGCGTCGGGCTCGCTACGCTTCACTGTGGGCCAGGACGGTAGCGTGCGACCGGAGAAGTAGCCACCCGCCGGGCGTCGCGCTCCAGTTGTGCGTCACGACGTGAGGGGAGTCGGCGGAAGCCGAGCACGTCGGGCCGGGACTCCACGCGGGTAGAGGCCTTCACCTTCGGGTCCGCTCGCGCCGCGTCCTCCAGAGTGAGCGTCTTGCTCCCGCCCTCGGAGGCTCCGACCACGCCCACGCTGTCGTGCGCCACTTGAAGGCGGACTGCGCGGCCCCTACGTCCGCGGCGACAGAGGCCGGGCTCGCCCACATGGTGGGTAAGCACAAGAAGCTCTAGGAGCAGTTCGGCAAGTTCACCGGTCAGACGGGCGGTCACGGGCACGACGACCGCGCGGACGCCGTCGCCTAGCCCATCTACAAGTACGTATGCCGGAAGAAGAACGCAGGCGCGGCAGAGCGCAGCGTTTTCGCGACGGCAGCGCCCCCTCCCGAAGACGACGATACGGACTAGGTCTGTTCCGGTGAGTACGCCCAGTGCTTGCTCATCACCCGCATCATGAACTTGTCCAGGATGACGGAGATCGTTTCCACGTTCCCGAGGGCCGCAGGTTCGACACGAGGGAAGACCTCGACAGCGGTCGGAGCGACGGGGGACGAACCAGAAGCAGGCTGCAAGTACGGGTCGATGACCAGTGCCGAAACCAACCCATTGTCCGCTTGAGCCAAGCGCAACTCCCCTCCGGCCTGCCGCATGAGGACGATGCTCTTGGAGTCCGGCGACTGGCGAACGATGTTGGTGAGGGTCGGGACAAGTCTCAGGATGATCCGAGGCGAGCCAGATGCCCGCTCCAGCTCCGTGCCTTCCGGATCGAGAGCCAACAACTCGCAGGAGCTCTGATCAGTCCGTGCTTCTGCATTGACCGCCTCGACAAGCTTGGCGAGTTGCACCCTCAAATCCCGTGCCGTTTCCTGCCAAGCCTTGCGGCGTGCTTGAGCGGTTACCATCCGCAGGTTGACAGTTCGCAGGACAGTCGCAATGGGCCTCGGGTCGATTGAATCCATTTGAATCCTTTCTGGGAGTGACGAGCACTACTGCTAGCAACCCGACGCGTCCAATTCAGGCTCATTTTGGGCGGTACCAAGACAGCCTCTTCCTCTCTTCTTAAGGGCATGGCCTCCCTTTTCCGCCGCACCCTTACGAGCCTAGGCTTCCTGCCCACCCGCCAAGGCCCCCTTGTCCATGGCCTGTCCATCTTCTCTTTCTCGCCCCGGCGCACCAGCCGAGGGATACTCGCTGCGTACCGGGAGATCGAGGGGCTGCGCGTCGTGGTGAGCCAGGACGGCAGCGTACGACCGGAGAAGGAGTTGCATGCCTAGGTTGTCCCACCATTCCTACCCGGTGGGTCCATCCTGCCGACAAGACTTAACTTTCTCGTTTTGCCGTGCTGGCATGTTGAACCATGCCAGCCGGCCTTGCTCTCCACCGCTCCGCGAGTGTTGCCGCACTCCTCGCCCTCGTTGGCTGCGGCTCGGCCACCATCGCCGGGGGCGGCAGTCCAGCGCACGCGAAGTGGGTCAGCCCCATCGTCAGCACGCCGGACGGCGGACAGCTGCGCACGACCATCTACTACGGGCCCTGGCAGTGCAGCGCCGCGTTCATCGGCCGCTGCGAGTCGAAGTGCTCGGCGCAAGGGCTGCCCCTCATGGGCTGCATGTGGCTGGCCGACATCAAGGGCGACTGGCAGGGTCGCTACCTCTTCATGCCTGCGGAGGCCGGCGGGCGCCTCGCCATCACCCACTGCTGCTGCGACTACCCGGCCGTGCCTGACGGCGAGGCTCAGCGGAAGATTTGGGAGCGCGGTCGCACCGCATTCCGACGCGACTGGAGCTCCGAGTTCGGCGACTGGCCGAAGACGGGCAAGACGAGCTGGCCCGGCCACCACATCTACGACTTGCTGCACGGAGGCCCTCCGCTCGCTCCAGGCAACATCCTCCCTGTCCCGCCCGACGTGCACCTCGACTTCAACAGCGCCTACCCCGCCTGCTACGCCCCCGGGGGAAAGTGGCTGGTACCAGGCCCCGAGCGGCCCTACGTGGACTGAGGGCGACACCATGTCCATGGATAGCCTGCTGAAGGAACTCTCCCGCCTTCACTTCCCCCGCCCACCAGCCACTCCTGCGGACGTTGCCGCCTTCGAGGCCCGCGTCGGGTGGAAACTGGATGCGGACCTGCGCGCCTTCTACCTGCATGCCGATGGCGGCACGCTCTTCGAGGAAGAGCCGGACGCGAGCTACCGCATTCTCTCGCTCGCGGAGATCCGCCGGGTACGTGTTGCCATCATGGGTCGGGACACCGATAAGTACGGAGCGCCCTCGCAGTACACGCTCGTGGACATGCAGGACACCAACTACGTCATCCTGGACGTGGCTCAGCAGGCGGGAGGCGCGTATCCGCTCTTCGACGCGTGGCACGAGACGTATCCAGTAGCGAAGCGCATCGCATCCTCGTTTGCGGAGTTCCTGGAACGCGCGATGCGTAGTGACGGCTTCTCGTACTGGCTGGACGGGTGAGTACCGTTCGCGGGTAGCGCGCCTCGCACAGGCGTGCGATGTCCGCGCCGTGCCTACCCACGACAAGACGAAGACGCCGCCGGAGTGGCGCCGGGCACCCGCCGACACCACCGTGCGCATCGACGGACTGCGCCTCTCCGCGAGTCCAGGGCGAAGGTGGAGGCGCTGACAGCCCAACTCCTCCGCGCAGGCATTCCCCACGCTCGGCCGTCCGGCGCGCTCAAGCTGCTGATGCTGCACCCGGAGGTGGCCGCGCGGATTTCTGCCCGGGGCTGCCGCGTCTACCGCTGTACGGTGCCATAAACCAGCAACACTCAGCCCCGGGCAGCCGCGAGAAGGGTCTTTAGCCCCCAGGGCCCCTCGTGAAGTGGGGGCATTGCACACATAAAGCAGTAAACATAACCTCCAACAAGCACACTTTGCCGTTGGAGGTAACCATGGTGACCATCAACAACGTTGAAATCGCCGACATGGCGAGAACCAAATTTAAATTAATCGCGAACAAAACAATCAACAACCTAAACCACCAAATAAGGTCCCTTGAAAAATCACACGGAAAATCAACCCAAGCCGTCCACGGCATCGGACAATTCTGGATCGACGCCGCAAACTTAACAACAAAATCCACGGAAGAAACTGTCGACCAATGCCTCAAATACCTATCCAAGATATCAGAACCAATGCAACCATCCCAACATGCCTCATTTTGGGAGGCAGCCAGCGCCGTACTTGCCGAAGAACTAAAGGCATTCGTCCGGTTCCAGGCATCCGCATTGACGATGCGCTCGGGCACTGCCACCTCGCGCAACCACACTCAGTCCATCGTCAATACGGTCCTCAACCAAAGCACATCAAACCTACTAGCCCACACCGGGCTCGCCATCCGCAACATCCAACAAGAGCATCAACTAGCACAGAAGCAAACACAAAACACAGATGCCATATTCATGCGCCAAACCCTCGACGAAGCGCGAAAGTGCAAGCCAGAGGACTCAACGACTCCTAAACCACCAGTGGCAGCGATGGCCGTGCGCGACGGCAAGGAAATAGCTCGTGCTTATCGAGGTGAGCTGCGCGCGGGTGATCATGCAGAGTTCACCCTCCTGGAGGGCAAGCTTCAAAACGCCAACTTGGCTGGAGCGACTCTATATGTCACACTGGAGCCATGTACGACGCGAAATCACCCCAAAACCCCATGTGCCGTAAGGGTCATTGAGCGGCGAATCGCCAGAGTTGTTATCGCCGCCCTGGATCCAAATCGAAACATTCTAGGCCAGGGTTTTCTCGCCCTTCAAGAAGCCGGAATCGAACTGGCGCTTGCAGGAAAAGCCGAGATGGATATTGCCGCTGAGCTACTGCGTGACTTCACTCGGCACCACCGACGCGTACACACTTAAGGAAGTCAGTAAACACAATCTAACTGTGAAAAAAGGGGCCAGAGGCAGCCCCCTACCACATGTCACCAGCCGAACGTGTACCGCACGCATGCGCCCGCCATCCGCTCGCGGGCGTTGACCTCGGCGAAGGCAAAGAGGCCCAGGTTGTCCCGGAGCCGCGCTCCGCCCTCCAGGCGCGCGTAGGCGCCCGTGAGGGAGGAAGCACCCGCATGGGCCTCCAGGTAGCCGGTGCGCACCGGCACGTCGCTCAGCACCCGCGACAGCCCCGCGGCGACGGCTACCCGCGGGGCATCGAAGGGACCGCCGTGGCCGTGGCCAGCGCGGCCGTGCTGCCGATGGTGCCCAGGGCCTGCGCGGCGGAGACAACCTCCTCCGCGATGGTGGCGGTGGGCGTGGCCTTGCCCGCCTTCATCCGGTCCACGGCCGCCTCGATGAGGCCGCCCAGGAAAGTGCCGATGGTGCCCGCGGTGAGGCCCAGCACCGCCTGGAGCTCCTTCAGCCCGTGCTCGCCCAGGCTCGCCTTGAGCTGCGAGAGCGCTTCCGTCTTGATCTTCGCCAGCTCCTCGGCCGTGAGGACTCCGTCAGCGGCGGCGGCCTCCAGCTTCGGCCGCATCGTCACCTCCAACTCGCGGACGGTGGACTCCGCCAGCATGGAGACGCGCGCGCCCACCTGGGCCAGCTTCGAGTCCCCGGCCTGGGCGTTCAGCTTCTTGGTGAGGGCGAGCAGCGCGGCCGCGACGAGGGTGGCCAGGGCCGTGGCCACGATGGGAGTGGCGGTGACGGCCGCCGACATGAGCACGGTCTGGATGCTCGTGTCCGTGCTGGCGCCGGTGGACGACTGGGCCAGGGCCATCGGCGCGGAGAGGACGACCGCAAGGCACGCGGCCAGGGTGAGACGCTTCTTCATGGTGTTGCTCCTATGCATGTGAGGGTGAGCCCAGGAACGTCCCGGGCAGGGGGACAGCCGGATTACGGCACCAGGGCGCGGACGGCGCAGTCCTTGGCCTCCAGCAGCTTGCGGAGGGCCATGGTGCGCTCGGGGTTGCGCGGCAGCGGCCCGCCCAGCGTGACGGAACCGCTCTCCGGCGTGTTGTCGCCACCGACGATGGCGTGCGCCAGGTCGCTGAACGGCTTGCTGACCGCCGCGAGGTGCGGCGGCAGGTGAGCGTGCTTGAAGTACTTCAGGATGTCTTCGGACTGCGGAGCGACGGTTGACGTGGCGGGCCGCGTGTCGGGGGTGGACATGGAGGTGCTCCTGGTAGTGCTGCGGGTTGGACTGCGAGACAAGACTCAGCGGCGCGGCAGCCAGCGCGGGTGATCGCACTGCCCCAGGCGCTTGCCGCACAGGCGGCATCGAGGAGGCGAGCCCATTCAGCCCTCCAGCGGCGCTTCGGCGGGGACCCACTGCGCACGACGCAGGAGGACGTCGGCGCCGTAATCCTTGCCGGTGGTGAGGGCATCCATCGCGGTGATGGCGTCACGCTCCGTGGCATCGTCCGGCAGCGCGCGCAGCACGGCCTCCACCTTCTCCTGGCTGGCGTTGTAGCTGGCCACGGCGCCGGCCAGACGCACTCGGGCCGAGCGCGCGCTGTGCCGCTTGTCGAAGTCACGGATGCGGTCGGCCAACAGCCCCGCGCCGTAGAGGATGTTCTCGCGCGGGTTCTGCCACGCGGGACGTCCGTCCGGCATGAGCCGCGCGAGAAAGGCCCGGTGGTACCGGCGATCAATCTGCATCAGCCCGTGTCCGTTGCCCTTATCACCCAGGCCGGCGGGCCCGCGCGGCTTGAGCCACAGTCCCCCCATGGACTCGCGTTCGCAGACGGCCGCCAGCAGATACGGACACAGGCGCATCACCGTGGACGCGGCGTGAAACTCGCGACTCCATTGCGACAGGTGCTTCGGCAGGCGCTGTTCCAGCTCATCGAGGGACGTCATCGGTTCTCCGGCGGCGCGGGAGTCGAAGGTCCGCCGGAGCGCCACGCGGCCAGGACCAGGAAGGCGCACGCGGCGAACGCATGCGCGGCGAAGAGGACGATTCTCACCGGCGTCTCGGGGGAGAGGAGGGCTCGGGCGCGTCCTGCACCTGCTGGTGCTGCGTGGGCACCTGGGCCTGGACGAACCACCGTCCGCACTCGCGCAAGCCCGCGAGCCCCAGCAGCCCGACGATGGCGCCCAGCACCCACAGCGCCCCGGCCTGCCGGGAGTTGCGGTGCTCCTGCGCGTCTTGGCGCTCCTTCAGCGCAGGGACGACCTTCACCGATTCCTTCATCTCGGAGACCTGCGTCGCGAGCTGCTCCACCTTCTCGCGCAGCTCCGGGACGGCGCGGACGGCCGGCGTGTGTTCCGTCACCCGCCGGTCCAGGTCCCCGATGCGATCCTCCAGCCGGTGCACCTGCTCAGCCGTGGCCATCCGCTCGCCGACGTCACGCAGGCCCTCGTTGACGCCCTCCAGCATCCGGTGGAGGTCCACCGCCAGGCGCGTCGAGGCCTCTTTCAACGCCTCCTGTGTCGCCCCCATGCGGGCGAGCTCTTCGCGAGTGGAGGAGGGACGGCGGGGCTCAGGCGGCATTCCTGCCGGGTACGGGCGCTCCTCCCGCCATGGCAACAGGGCATGTCCCCAGCCAGGGGTACACCCGGGGCATGACGATTCGACGCCTGAGTCTCGTTGCTGTCCTGCTGTGCACCGCGTGCGGAGGCGCTCCGCCGCTGCCGTCCCACCCCGACGCGGGGGCCTGCGCGGATCCATGGAAGGTGGATTGGGTGTGCGGTGGCGGGCGGTGCACCGCGCACTACACGTGCCGCACGGGGTGCGAGTGCCCAGCACCCGCGGAGCCGCCCGTCCCCGTCGGACGGCCGCCAGCAGGCGCTACTACGCCGCCCGCCACATGACGCCGTCCACCATGAGTTGCCCCGTGCCGGAGGAGGAAGCCAACCCCTCCACGGCCACCTGGCCCGCCGGGCTGACGGTGAGCAGGACTGTCAGCAGCGCCCCTGAAGGTGTCTTCGCGTAGACGGGCTGCCCCACCGAGTGACTGGGGCGGAAGTTGATGGGGTTGTCCGGCAGGACGAGCATGTTTTGCGAACTGCTGCTGGCGCTGCTGAAGTTGACGCCCACCAGCCCGCCCATGCCGGCATAGCCCGTGACGCTCCGGTAGATGTGCAGCCCCGAGAGGCCCTGCCCCGCGAAGATGCCCTGGAGCGCGGGCGTCCCCGTCGGGGTGATGAACACCTCGCCATAGCGGAGGGTATTCGTGAAGGCCGCCGCGTTGTCGGCGGTGTACCCCAGCACCTGTCCCTTGGTGCCGCCCGCCGTGACGGCGGACGCCCGGGTGGCGAAGGTGGCCTCGGTGAAGGGCGCGGTGTCAGGCGCGGTGTACGCGTGCAGGACGAGTCCCGCGGATGACAGGCTGGCGCGGTAGCTGGCCGTGCCCGGGACGTCCGCCACCCACGCGGAGCCATTCCACGCCGCATTCACGGCGAGGGAGTGCGTCCCCGCGTTGGAGTACACACGCGCGCGCATGCCGCCGCCCAACTCGAGGACGACACGCAGCTTGTGCATGCCGGGGACGACGTCGAAGCGCAAGTCCTCGACGGTGTCACCCGCCGCGCTGAGGGCGAGCGACTTGAGGAAGCTGGCGCCCTCCAGGAAGCGCACGGCGTTGCCCGCCACGAAGTCCACGGCAGCGCCGAAGGACTGCTTCCCGCGCCACGTCACCTCCTGGTTGGGGAAGTCGTCGAGGTAGGCCAGCCAGCGCCCCACGAGATTCCAGAACCAGTTGAAGTGCTGGGCCGGAGGTCTGTCCCCCAGCAACCAGCCCGTGTCCTTCTTCCCTTCGTTGGGCTCAACGATGCCCTGCTGGGAAAGCTGCTCCACGGTGGGCGCGGTGGTGGCCCAGCGCGGCACCTTGCTGGGCTTGGGAAGGGGGCTGCCGATGGGCATGGACGTCTCCTGGAGGGTGCCCTCCCGGCTACCAGCGCTTCCCCAGCCATGGCTACACGGCCATGACGCCCGAGAGCCGCCCTCCCGTAGGCGACGCCCGCACCGCACTCCAGGCCCACGACGCACCCGCCGCGTAGCCGGTGGAGTCCGCCCACTGAGTGGCCACGCCAGAAGGAGCGCCGCCGGAGAGGAGCGGCACCAACCCCGTCCCCATGCCCATGGCCCCGCTCCACGCCGCGCCGCCGTCCAGCGAGTAGCGGAACGTCCGGGCCGTGCCACTCACCACCTCCACCACGACGCGCAGCGACGCGGCGAGAGACGCCTCCAGGGACAGCTGGGGCGCCGCGGGCGCCTCCACCGTCACCTGCCAGGAGTCGCCAGATTGGTATGGCTCCCCTTCTAGCCATGTCACGGCCAGGCCCGATGCTGATCCCGACCCAAGGACGAGCGGCACCGGCACCTCGACCTGATTCTCGTCCGGGTGCATGACACCGACGCCCTGGAAGTACTCGTCGAGGAACCACTGGAACGTCCAGTCCGGCGCGGTGTCCAGCACCTCCACCCGGTAGAAGCCGGACGCAGGAGCACCTCCCACGACAAGGTCGAGAATGGGGGCCACGCTGCCGTTGCCGTTTTCGACTTCGACGGTGGGGCCCAGGCTGGGAGGTGACGCCACCACCTCTTCACGCGAGCCCAGCGCGTCCTCTTGCAGGCCGGCGAAGCCCATGCCCGCGCCGCTACCCGCGAAGGTGAACGTGTCCGCGTCGGCGGCCGGCTGGTACTCCAGCAGGGCCCGCACGCCCCCGGCCTTCGCCTGCCGAAGCAACGAGGCGAACTCCGTCACCCGCGCGAGCGCGCCGCCGCCCACGTGGAGGGTGAAGGCGGCGGGGAACTCCTCGCGCAACCCCAGCGCGAGAGGCGTCAGCAGCCGGAAGAGGAGCAGCACGCGCTCCGCCTCCCCGCTGCCGCGGTTGAGGGCCAGGCGCTGGCGGATTCGCTGGCGAAACACCTCGTCGTCCAGCCCGAGGCGCTCCGCGCCCACGACGCGGCCGAGGACGTCCAACGCCGCGTGGGCGGCCGTGGCCAGCTGCCGCGACGTGAGGAGGGCCACCATCGCGCCGTCCACCTCCTGGAAGGGCGCGGCCAGCCCGCGCACGAAGGCCTCGAAGCGAGGCTTCCCGCGCAGCGCCTGGGGTACCCGGGCCAGGGCGCGCGCCTCGTAGTCGTCTCGTGGCAAGAGGAGCATGGGCTACAAGTCCTCCACGCCCAGGCGCACCAGCGTCAGCGCGACGCGGCCGGAGTCGAGCCGCGCCCGCTGGCGCGTGGTGACGTCGATGTTGGCGGGGCCCAGGCTGCCGGGGCTGGTGCCGATGACGAGGCCGGAGACGTCCTCCACCCACGCCACCTTCACCAGCGCGCCTTCCACCTTCGTGCGCACCACGTTGCGGCCCACCTGGAGGGAGTCCCCCAGCGCCACCACGGCCGCGCGCAGCGTCGCCCGCGCCACCTCGTCGGCCGCGGGCGCGTCCGGCGTGAGGTACGCCGTGGCCTCGACGTACACGTCCAGCAGCTCCGGCCGGCTGAAGCGCAGCACGTGCGGCTTGCCCTGGGAGTCCAGCACCGTGCCGCTTTCGGTGCCATGCGTCTCAATGCCGGCCGCCTTCGCCTGCCACAGCGTTTCCAGAATCCGCTGAGCGTCGCCACCCTCCACCAGCACCTCCACCGCGTGGGGCGGGACGCCGGCCGCGTCCACCTCGGCCGAGACATTCTCGAAGACGATGCAGGAGGTGGCGCCCGCGCCCGTGGACGCGTCCAGCATGCGCGCGCGGATGGCCTCCGCCGAGGCGTTGCCCTGGGCCCGCAAGTCGAGGACGCGACGGGCCCGCAGCGCGTCGTCGTCCTCCGTCTCCCTCCCCTCCTCCGCGTCCAGCGGGTTGGCGACGCCGCGCCAACCCGCCACCGGCGTCTCAATGGACGTCAGGCTGTAGGCCGGGGCAGGCAGCGGGCCCACCTCCTCCGCGGAGGCCGCGACGGAAGCCAGCGCTCCGCCCGCGCCGAGAAAGCGCCAGGTGACGCCGCCGTCCACCACCTCCGGGCTGCTGCCGGACGGTCCGCCCGAGCTCGCGGACGCGCCCGCCACGCGGCAGCGCCACACCCGCCCGTCGCCCACCACCACGGCCCCTTCCGCGTACACGGTGGCGGGCGCCCACGCGGGCACGGCCACCAGCGTCGCGGACGCGGCCATGGCGAAGCGCGTCCCCACGCCGGCAACGGACGCGACGCTCCCCGCTGGCACCACCGTGCCCGCGTCTCCCGTCAGCGCCAGCGCCACGGTGGAGGCGGTGGCATGGAGGCGCTGGGTGCCGGTGAGGGCGCAGAGGCCGTCCAGCGCCTCGCCTTCCGCCGCGTCGCCGTCGAAGGCGCCCCAGAGTCCTCCTCCGGCGGCCCACACCTCGCCCAGCATGTCCCCGACGAGGCCCGCGAGGACGCCGTCGGGCGTGCGCGCGGTGAGGGCCAGCGCGGGCCCCAGCTGCGTCCGCAAGCTGGCCACCACCGCCTGGTGAGACTCGTCCAGCGTGCGCGGGACGAAGCCCTTGCTGGTGACGCCGTACTCCGTGGGCATGCGCTACACCTCCACCGTGTCGGCCACCTGGGTGCCGTCCGTCGCCGTGGCCGCGTAGGAGACGAAGAGGCGGCGCTCCGCCGCGTTGAGGGACAGCTGCACCTGCCGCACGGTCTCCACGCCGGGCACCGACAGCAACGCGGCCCGGAAGGCAGCGCTCGCGTCCTCTGCGTTGGGCGGCTTCACCCAGACACGGCCGAAGTAATCCACCCCGTCCCGAACGTCGAGGAACCACTCCCCGCGCACCAGCAGCAGCGCGAGGCGGCACTCCTGGGCGATGGCCGCCGCGCCGCGCACGAGGACGGCGCCGCCACCGACAAAGGCCAAGTCTCCATCCTCGTTGAGGGCCCAGCCGCGCGCGGCCCCCTCTCCCAGGTTGACGTGGATGTCGCTGAGGAAGTCCGTCATCGCCGTTCGATATGCAATGGGCCGCGAAACGGCAGGACAGGCAGGGAAGTCAAACTCGGCGGAGGCACTTCAAAAGCGGGATAAAGCTGCTCCGCTGGGGTTGCGACGTTCTCACACGCGCCGCCCTTTGCCTTCCTGGACTTAAATGCCACGGGCCGGGAAAACGCCGCATCCCCTCTCACCCTCCAGCCCAATCCATCACCAAGAGCGAATGGCATCCGTGGCTGGAGCGGATACGCCAATAGCAACGGACCTGCACAATCCGGCTCAGCGTATCCGCTGTTCCCTGACAAGTCCTTGTAGTGCAAGGCGGCTTGGCCAGTCTCGTAATCCAAAATGAGAACGAGCCCAGAATCGGCAACATGATAGCCGTCAACTCTGGCCTCTCGACCGTCCACATCAACAGCAACCAGCCGCTCGCCCCCTCCACCAGGAGGACCGGCAGGACCCTGCGGGCCAATAGGACCTTGAGGGCCAGCAGGCCCCTGTGGGCCAGGAGGGCCACGCTCACCATCCGCACCGCTTCCGCCGGACGCTTCCTTCGTGCATCCCAAAATCGCCATGACCAGCACAACCAAGAGAGGCTTTCGCATTGAACGACTCTAGCCCTTCACCTTGACGGTAGTGGAGAGGTGTGGACCTGCCTGGAATTGAGCGAGAGCTGCGGCCCAAGCCGTAGTGGCAGCCGACGTCGCAGCAGCCCCGCCGGGGATCGCGCCGATGATGTTCGCCAAATAGGTCGTGAGCGCGTTCAGCAAGACGTCCTCGGCGTTTCGGTACGTCGTCCCCTTGAGGATGGCGTCCGTCGGCGAAGCCTCGCCCAGGGCGATACCCTGCTTCGTCAGGTGCAGCTGTATGCCGCCGCCCCGGCCGTCGTCGAAGCCCAGCGTCACCGCGTCCAGCCGCGCTCCCGTCCAGGGCGCCGCCGGCGAGCGCACCCCGGGACGAAAGGTGGCGTCGGAGAGGTGGTGACGGCGCACGGCCTGCGGCGTGACGAGCCGTGCCTCCGTGCTCGACTTCCACTCGTCCAGCGCCCTGTCATGGAAGGAGAGGACGCCGGTGTCCCCGCGCTGCACCGGGAAGGTGAGGCGGAAGCCGCCCGCGCCGGGCCACTCCACCGGCACCTCGTTGAGGACGGGCATGTCCTCCACCACCTGCCCACCGTCCCCGTCGTCCGTCACCTCGCGCAGCAGCGGCGCAACCGACACGGTGCCGCGCGCCTCGTTGTAGGACTCCACGCGCGCGGGCAGGTGCACGCGAAGCCGCGCGGCCCCCGCGTCCACCGCCGCGCGGATGATTTGCGCCCAGGTGGGCGTCTGCCGCGTGCTGTCCATGGGCTACTTCCTCGCCACCGTCTCGCACTCCGACAGCCAGCCGGGGCCGTGCGTGTCCCCGCTGTGCGTCACCTTCAGCACCTTGAAGTCGCCCTGCACCGCGGCGGCGCGCACCTGCACCAGCACGCCCGGCCGCAGCGACGGCTGCAGCAGCGAGCGCACCTTCAGGGTGGGCGGCCCCTTCGCCTTGTCCGGCGTGTTGTACTCGGGGCTACCCACGAGGCCCGTCTCCGGCGTCAGCAGCACTGCCTGGCCAGGCTCCGCCTCCGAGGCGCCCAGCACCTGGAGGCGTCCGTCCTGGATGCTCCACGACAGGCCCCGGCTGGCCAGCAGCGTCGTCAGCTCGTCCGCCGTCCGGCCCTGCGTGCTGAAGCCGTGTGGGAAGGGCACGTCCTGCACCTGAGTGAGTGCCTTCTCCAGGTTGCCCATGTCCACGCCCTTGAGAGTGTCCGCCAGCGCCCGCGCCACCTGGCGCACCGAGGTGCCGGGCGCGAAGGAGCGGCTGATGCGTGACGTGGTGAGGGCAGTCTCCCCGTCGCCGCACTCCACCCGCGTCAGCCAGTCCGGGCCCGCGCGCACATGCTGCACGCCACCCACGCGCCGCGCCTGGCCAGCGAAGAGGAGTCCCACCGTGCCGGAGTACCCGGCCGACAGACGCACCTGGGCCCGGTGCGTCTGCGACAGACGCCGCCGCGTCGCCTCCGCGAGGTTGTAGAGAGTCAACTCCGCGGTGTTGGGCTCGACGCCGCTCGTGCGCACCACGCGGAAGACGCACCGCAGGCCCGTCACCTGGGTGTCCTCCACCTGCACCACCACCTGTCGGCCGAAGAGTTCGCTCACGCGGCCAGCCCGGCGCGCACCGCCTCCATGTCCGCCGCGTCGGTGTACGTGACGACGACGCGCGCCCCCAGGTCCGCGAAGCCCGGCTCCGCCTTGCCCTCCAGGCACTGCACCAGGAATTCACCCGGTGCGTGTGTGGCCGGGCGGCTGGGGCGCTGGAGCCGCGCGCTCTTGCAGATGCGCACGCCCGCGCGCAGGAAGTTCCAGTCCGCGTCGTAGAGGTTCATCACCCACCACAGCACGCGGTGGTTCCACTGGACGTCGAAGCCGTAGGTGCGACCGTCCAACTCCACCTGGAAGCGCTGGTGCGGGACGCTGGGGAGAAGAGGAAGTTCGGTGGTGGCCATGCCGCCGGCCTACGCAGGGACTCCCCGTCTTGTCAGCTGCCGACGGCCGTCACAAGCATCATGAAAGCAAGTCCTCATCATTCCCCGCCCCAGGGGAAGCCTCAACCAGCCGCCTCTCGATAATCCTCCTAAGACGAGGCTCCGAAACCCCATACTGATTTACCGTTTTCGACGGATCTTTAATCGACCGCGCCGTCTCGGCCAAGCGCTCAACAAGGCCCTGGTCCTGCCATTTTCCGATTTTCTGCGAAGCATTCGGCTGCGACACCTTAAGCAGCGCCTGAACATCGCTCGCAACAAACTTAACCACTGACAAACGAACAATATTCGCAATCACAACAGAATCATACAAGTCAGCCACTCGCCGTCTACAGTATTCATCCAAACCCCTGGCAATTGAATCCACCCCAATCCTATCAGCTCCTCCCGACTCACTATGACGCGCATGCTCTCTAAAAATAGAATCAAACGCCTGCACTATTTCCCTTGGCGACCCCATGGCACACAAAAACACGTCACGATAAATCGACTCACCCAACCCCTGCCCAACAATACCAGCCATGTCGCGAACTTTATTACCACTAAAAACAGACAACCTCAGATCAACCATCTCCCGCAACTCTCGCTCAGTCCACTTCATCTCAAAATTTCTAATCTTATCAAACCTCACGCGCTCCGCACTCAAGACAGGGCGAAGTCGATTCCACAGGAAAAACTTAAATGCAACATGAGAAGCCTCAAGCGTCTTAAGACTCTTCAGCAGAGGCAGAATCAACTCCGCAGACTTCTGAGCGTCCCCATCCGTCTCAACCGTCTCATCGACCTTGTCAATCAACACGTACCAAGCATCGAGCCCCAACTGCGAAGCCATCAAATCTAGCGACACAAAATCATCCATGACGCTCGCCCGTGGCGCCTGCACCGCCTTCGCTTCACCCAAAGGAGCGAGAGACACCGCCTGCTTCCCCCTGACCGCCTGAATCAAATTAGCAACATCGACCAAGGGAACCCGAATCTGGCCCCAAACTTTTTGGAACCAGTTAAGCCTGTCAGACACCGTCGCAGCCTCAGACTTGAAATACTCGTACACCCCCCCTAAAGCTGGCTTGCCGCTGAAATTCAGACATAGAGAGAAAATGCCTTCGAACCAGCCCGGCCAATGACTCAATATCCAGCTTTGGATATCTATTCCGAATAGCCTCAAGACTTGGCACCGACCCATCAAGCGACTCACAGATTCGCCCCAAGGCCGCAGAAACCATCTTCTGAACAATTCCCTCAACAAGCGCCTCAAGGCTGACGCGATTCAAGCCATTCTGAAGCGCCCCTGAAAAATCATCGCAAGTCACAACAACAATCTTTCCTCCCAATATTTTCTTCGGATCGCCCGCAGCACAAATGTTCTCCGTGTAAATCCTAATTGCGCTCTTTCCAATTCCTCGCTCCCCAAAAATAACCGCCGGGGAGGCTGCGGTTGCAGTACCGAGCGCATCGCCCAAGTATGGAGGCGAGACAAAGTAGTCGACTAGACGCCCCTCCTTCTCGGCCGTATATGTCTCAAACGGATGTTCCGAAAAACCCCAAATCGAAAGCAGCTCCTTAAGATTAACCACTACACACCATCCTCGTAGCCAGGACGCACCAGGGACAGATTGTGGTTTATCTAGGGGAGCCGAACAAGAGACTCCCTCCTCATCTGGGCGCCATACCAGAACACCCCAGCGTAGCGTTGCAACCCCAGCGTAATCCGTGCTGTCCTCCCGCCCCTCACTGGAGGGGATGATGCGCGCGTGGTGGCTCGTGGCAGTGCTGGCGGTAGTCGGGTGCAAGCAGGAGGCGGGGCCAACCCCGGGGCAGACAGCAGCGCCTGGTGACGCCCCAGGCCCCACCGCCAAGGCTCCCGCTCCACCACTGCCCCCTTCCGCACCTGCCCTCCTCCACGTGGGTCCGCGCCAACTCTGGGACGCCTACGCGGACAACGAGGTGGCGGCGGACATGAAGTACCGCAGCAAGCAGGTGGAGGTGACGGGGCTCATCCAGGACATCGCGAAGGACGCCACGGACAACATCCTCATCTCGCTGGACGTGGGCGAGATGATGGGCGCCGTCATGTGCCTCGTGCCGGACGAACAGATGCAGGCCGTGGCGGAGCTGTCGAAGGGCCAGCTCGTGGCCTTCCACGGCACTGTGCGCGGCCTGCTCCTCAAGCGCCCCGTCATCAAGGACTGCCGCGTCGCCTGGGCCGGACCGAAGGCGCAAGAGTCCGTAGACGAGAAGACAAAGCTGCGCCTCGCCAGATCAACTGAGCTGTGCATGATGAGGTGGATGGCCAGCGACATGCATGCCCAGCAGAAGACACTGCTCGATGGAGGAGTGGTCACTGAAGAGGCAGTAAGAACTGCCCTGCTCTCGTCTGAGCAGGGACCCAAATTCCTTGAAGTAGAGGCAAAGGCGAAGTCGGATATTGCTGGCCTGAACGCACAGCCGTTTCCATGCGATGAGCCCACCTTGCGATTGGTCCTGAACTGCGACCGGGACGGGCACGAAAGAGACCCTATCTGCCGAGTTCGATGGATCAAACAGGCGTCTTCTCTTCTTCAGCGGTAGCAGCTATTTGAAGCTGTTCGACAGGGCTGCCCCAATGTTGATCGCGAAGGAGCGCTCCTGCTCCCGCAGCTTGTCGAGCGTCTTCTTCTCCAACTCCGGGCTGACCTCCTTGGCCACCACCTTGCCACGGTTGAGGACGCCCATGGCCTTGTGCTCGGAGCGGAAGACGGGGACGACAAAGGAGTTGGCGGTGTGAATCTCCCGGAGGGTGAGGGAGAGGACTTCGCAGTGGGGCGTCGCGGTGGTGAAGGCAGTGCTGAAGCGAGTGAGGACGACGGGCTCCCGCTCGCCAATGGGGAGGGACAGCACCAGCTTGCCGCGCGCCTCCAGCAGGCGGCCCAGGTGCTCCCGCGCGGAGCGGGCGCGGCCGGCCTCCGCGGGGCCGTCCACGGGAGTGTCGGAAATGGCGATGCGCACCTCCCAGGTTTGGGGGCGCAGCACCATGTGGTCCGTGACGTCGGCGCCGAGCTCCACGGGGTTGTCGGTGGGCTGGGCCTCCTCGACGACGTTGGCCTCCAGAATGGCGTCCGCCTCCAGGGTGAGAATGCGCTCCCCGGTGGGGGAGTAGCGGTACAGGACGGGCCTGGCCATGGGTGTCTCCTCGCTGCGTGCTGCGGGGGTTGGGGGCTACTGCTTCACGGCTTCGTAGGTGGCGCGCTGCTGGGCCTCGAGTGCCTCCTGGGCCCTGTCCATGGAGGCGTTGGCCACGTCCACGGGGGACTGCCCGGGGGCGGCCTGCACCGTCTGGTTGAGAGTCACCGGGGCATTCACCTCCGTGTAGGAGGCGGCGGTGCGGGAGCGCGCGACGCTGGACATGGCGGTGTCGGCCCGGCCGCCAGCGCCGAAGAAGGGCGTCATGTCTTCACTGCCCCTGCCGACGGAGAAGCCAGACACCTTCGTGTCGCGCGCCAGCATGCGGCCCCAGCCAACGATGGCGTCGGCCCCGCTCGTCACGAGGTTTTCCAGCGTCGGCCCGGAGGCCACATCCGCGAAGCGCTGGCGGCGCTCCGCTTCCGTCACCGCGGTGCTGCGCAGTTCGGCGAGGGGGCCCCGGCCAAAGCCAATCTTCATATTCTTGAAGGGGGCGAAGAGTCCGCCGAGGAAGTCATAAATCATCTCCCCGTACGCCTTGAAGAGGCGCCAGATGGACTCCAGGTACAGCTTCCACTTTTTCGTGTCCGTCAAGTCGAAGAGGACGGAGAAGCTGCGCTTGATGAAGTTGAGGAGGGCGTTGTCCTCCGGGTCGATGGTGTCCACCCACTTGATGAAGCGGCCGAAGAGGGAGTCTCCGCCCTGGGAGAAGACGTAGAGCTCGTCCGCCGCGAGGACGACGGCCGCCGCCAGCAGGGCCCACGGGAGGATGGCGGCCCACGCACCGGCCGCAGCCAGCCCACCGGCGATGGCGGCGCGGGCCCCCGCGAGGAGGCTCGCGCCGCCCAACGCCACCTGGGCCGTAGTGAGCGCCGACGTCGCCAGCAGCAGCTTCGTCACCACGACGACGGCGAGGGCGCCCAGTACCCAGTCCAGGTGCTCCCCTGCGCGCGCCACGAAGTCGAAGGCCACGCCCAAACCGCGTGCCCACTCACTCGCCTTAGACTTGATGATGGGGGCCAACTCCTCGGCGAGGTCCTCGAGCTTCTCCACCAGGAGGGTGGCCAGGGGCATGAAGGCAGTGCCCAGCTGCTGCCCCACCCCGTCGAGCGTCCCCATCAGCCGCCCGAGGGCGCCGTCAAAGTCCTTCGAGGCCTGAATGGCCCGGGTGTTGAGGACGACGCCCAGCGCGGTGGCCTCGTCGGCCTGCGCTTTCAGTCCGTCACTGCCCTGCTTGAGGAGGGGCAGCAGCTTGGCGCCCTGCCCTCCCAGCAGCTTCTGCGCGAGGGAGGCGCGGGTGACGCTGTCCGGCAGCTTCGCGAAGCCGTCCGCCAGCTCCGCCAGCAGCACGTCCACGTCCTTCAGCTTGCCCTTCGAGTCCACGACGCTGATGCCCAGCTGCCGGAAGGCGCCCTGCAACTCCGTGCTGCCGCCCTGCGCCGCGACGGCCTTGTCCGCCAGGGAGACGAGGGCGCCGGCCAGGCCGTTGGCATCCACGCCCACCGACTTCGCGGCGTAGGTGAGAAGCTGGAAGGAGTCGGTGGTGAGTCCGACGGAGGCCGCCAGCCTGTCCACCTGGATGGCCGCGTCCGCCGTCCGCTTCACCAGCGCGAAGAGGGCCGCGCCGGCACTCACCCAGGCCGCGCCCACGCCCAGCGCCACCGTCGTCGCCCTCTCCAGTGCGGCGTCCGCCTTCGCCAGGCTGGACTCGTCCACCTGAATGCCGAGGACGGCAGTCAGCTCGCGGATGACGCTCACGCCCTACCCTCTTTCTGGGCCAGCGCCTCGCGCGCCTCGCCCTCGGCGTCCAGCCACTCGTTGGCCTCGGCCACGTCGCAGATGTCCCAGTCCCTCTCCACCTCGGCCAGGGTGGCGTACCCGGAGGCGACGACGCGCCACACGGGCGCGCACAGGTGCCCCACGGAGGCGAGGCCTACGCCCCCGGCGGAGGGGACAGCTTCACGCCGAGGGCGGAGGAGAAATCCTCGAATTGCCAGCGGAGCGCCTCGTACACCAGCGTCAGCACCTCGAAGGGGCCGGAGAGGATGGCATCCACCTGGGGCCACACGGGCGTGCCGTTGAAGGTGCTGCACGCGAGCGCCTTCTCCGCCAGCTTCTCGAATTCCGCCGGAGACAGCCTGTCCACCAGCGCCCCCAGCGTCCCGCCCAGCGCGAAGAGGGCCTGCTCCTTCGTCATGCCCCCGCGCAGTCCCTTGAAGACGGACTCCAGGGCCTGCGCGAGTCCCGCGCGCGCCAACTCCAGCAGCAGCCCCACGGACGTCCGGGGCGTCAGCTTGCCCAGGAGAATCCGCTTCCCACCGATGGTGACTTCCTTCTGCGTCTGCATGTCTTCCTCCTGCTGGCCAGGGGACTACCCCGGGATGTGGCGCTCCAGGTTCGCGATGCCGAGCGTCCACTCCGTGGCGCCCGCCTCCTTGCCGCGCTCGATGTCGGCGCGGCGCTGCACCCACGCCGTCGCGGCGCGCACCAGCACCTTGCCCTGCAGCAAGTCGCGCACCTCCAGGGGGGCGATGACGTGGCCGACGGCGCATGCCTCCAGGAAGGCGTGGTCCGGGCTGGACTGGTGGATGGTGATGGCGACGGTGGCCCTGTCGTCCGCGCTCCACGAGACGACGACGCTGCCGTCCGCCCCAGCGTAGGAGGTGGCGTTGTCAGCCACCGGCGACACCTTCACGAAGGTGCCATCCGCAAGGCCCGAGAAGACACGGCCGTTGAAGACGACGGGAGTGAGCCGGGAGCTGTACTGGGAAACCTGGCCGGGCATGGACTACCTCAGACGGAGAGGGTGACGGACAGCGGATCCACCGAGTGGATGGCCCCGGCGATGTACGCGGTGAGGGTGACGCCCGGCAGGCGTCGCGCGGCCTTGTCCGCGGCGGGCACCTCGGAGGCGCGCGGCGCGGACACCACCGGCGCGGGCTCCTCCGCGAGAAAGCCTGCGTTGACGCCTTCGCGCGCCTGGCCGCCGACGATGCTGGTGACGACGGTGATGCCGGAGTCGGTGAAGGGCACCTTGTTGGCGTTGGCGAGTGCCTGGAAGAGAGCCTCCTTCAGTCGGGCGACGAACCAGTCCGTGTCGCGCACGACGTCCGCGAATTCACCACCGGCCACCTTCCCACCCAGCAACACGTTGCGGCCCGCCAGGGTGACGTACGGGCTGGCGTTGCGCTGCTCGAGGTTGGCCACCTGCGTCTCGGTGAGGGCGAGGACGGTGACACCCGCGAGCGTCTTCAGGTGCAGCGTGACGCTGCCGGGCAGCGTGGCGAGGAAGTAGCCCAGGGCGCCCGCGTCCGCGAAGTCCCCGGTGCTGGCCTGCGGCACCGTGAGGGTGCGCATGTAGCTGCCGGCCTTGAGGGCACCGAAGGTGTCCGCGTCAGGCTGAGCCGCGATGTAGGCCCCCAGGTGCGCGGAGTCGATGGAGGCGACGAAGAAGAGGCGCCGGTTGGCCTCCGTCCACTCGGCGATGGCGAGCGTCTCCGCGCGCGAGGGCGTGGGCGTGAGGACGCCATACCAGTCTGGCTGCTCCGTCGCGCATGCGTCCAAGTCGGCAGCCACGCCCGCGTCGGCCCCGTCCTGAGCCACCGCCAGCACCTTCGGCGTCAGCACGCGCACGTCGTGCCACGCCCCCGCCGCGCCCACGGCCTTCACGGCGGTGCCGGGGCCCACGTCGGTGACGGTGACGGCGGGCCTGCCGGTGAGGGCCGTCCACGCGGCCACCAGGCCCGCGGTGACTTCGGCGCCGGTGGCCGTCGCGTCCGAGGTGTACTCCACCACGGCGTCGTCCACCTGGAAGGCATAGCGCGTGGCGTTGGCGACGGTGGGCGTGAAGGTGAAGGACTGCACCGGGCGGTTGGCCCGCCGGCCCACGGCGACGCGCGGCGGGCGCGGGGACTGGGCGAAGACGCGGGCGGCCATGCGGTACTCGGCGTCCTCCGGGAGGAAGCCGTCCTGGGCCATGGCGCGCGTGGTGCTGTAGTAGCGCACCCTCTCCGGGAAACGCTGGCTGCTGCCCAGAATGAGGGGCACCCCGAAGCCCTGCTGCGTCACCCCTCCGGTGAGAGTGGTGACGACGACGTTGACGACGGACTCAATGCCCATGCCGGCTCCTCAGCGCTGAAGGGGCGTCGAGACGCCCACCGTCTCAATGAAGGTGGTGCGCTCCGCCGCGGACTCCACCGCGTACAGCCGCACCTCCAGCGACGCCCTCGACTGCCAAGCCACCCCGGCAACTCCCGTTATGTCCAGCACCACGCCAGCGTCGAGGAGGCCCAGCCCTGCCTCCGCCAGCCGCCCCAGCACCCCGGGCAACTCCAGGCGCTGGCGCGCGCGGGCCAGGCGCTCCACGGCCAGCGCCCGGGCGACGCCCTTCGGCAAGTCCTCGAAAACCTGGACGGCGGCCACCACCTCCACCAGCGAGGACGCGGTGACTTCCACCTCCTCGCCCGGGCGGGACATGTCCACCTCCTGGGTGAGGACGGCGCCGCCGCTGGGCCGCAGCGTGGTGAGGCGCAGCGTGGCGTAGGCCGCGCCCGCCGGCTGGGCGAAGCCATTCTGCGGCACCAGCGCGCACGGCACGCCCGTGCCCTCCTGCACCCACGCCAGCAGCGCGGCCTGCACGGCGCCCGTGTCCACCTACCGCCTCACCTTCACGGCGCGGGCCTTCCAGAAGCCGCCCAACTCGTCCCAGCGCTCCACGGCCTCCACCTCGAAGTCCTCGCCCCGGTACACCAGCACGTCGCCAGCGCGGCCCGCGGAGACGTCGGCCGCGCGCACCTCCGTCGCGGTGACGACGAGGAGGCGCTCCTCGCTGCGCTGCCCTTCCGGCAGCAGAAGCCGCTCCCGCCCGGACAGAGGCTGCACGCTGGCGAGAATGGAGAAGGACTCCCCGGCCGCCTCCACCACGACGCCGTCCACCAGCGTCGAGGGGCCCGGCCGCCGCACCTGGTACGTCCCACTCGCCAGCAGGGCAATGGCGCCCGCGAGGTTGGCCACCGGCACGGCTACTCCTCCCTCTTCGGCGGGCCCTGCTCCACAGCCCAGGAGACGCTGTCCACCATGCGCCCGGTGTCCACCAGCGTGCGCACCTCGCCCGTGGGCTTCCCGTCCTTCCCCAGACGTCCCTTGGCCTCCTTGCGCGCCAGCGTGGACGGGGCGTTGGGCGGCGGCACCTCCGCGCCCTGGGTGACGAAATTCTTGATGTCGTTGGCCATGCGCGCACCCGCCAGCCCCAGGCCCTGCGGGAGGGACACGCGGCCGTCCAGCATGGCCACCACCGCCTTCTCCAGCAGGCGCGCGTAGTCCTCCCGGTGCTTGTCGAAGGCGGGCCGCACGAAGGGGCGCTCCGGAATCCCCACCTCCGGAGCACCGAATTCGTGCGTCGCGGCCAACTCCGGCATGGTGAGGGCGTCGCCTTCCGGCCTGTCCCGCTCCTGCCCGAGGAAGCCCGTGCGGACGTGAATGGCCCCGTCGCGCAGCTGCCGCAGGTTGGCCTTCAGCACCGCGAGGCCCTTGCCGGTGGTGTGCAACTTGAAGCTGGTGCGCGTGGTGGCCACGGCTACCCCGCGAAGAAGGCCGGGCCCAGGCTGGCCACCAGCTCGTCGAAGAGGACGCCGTAGCGCGTGGTGCCGTGGGCGCCCCCGGCGCTCGCCGCGGAGGCCACGGCGAAGGACTGCGAGACGCCGCCCACGGAGACGGACTGCACCGGGCCCTGCGCCATGCTGGCGCCCAGGCCCGGGTTGTACGAAAGCAGCAGGTGCGCCGCGAGGTACGTCACGCCCTCCGCCAGACGGGCGCCCCACCACTCCACGTCCAGGCGCGCTTCGGCATGGCGCAGCGCCACGTCCACCTGCGCGTCCGTGGCCGCGTGCGCCTCCGCGCAGACGGCCTCCAGCTCCTGACGGGAGACGAGGGCCACGGGGCGACTACTCCTTCTTCGGCGCCTTCAGCGCGGCGAGCTGCTTCTCCAGCGCGGCCTTCACCTCGGCGCGCTTCTCACCCTTCAGCCAGCCCTCCAGGGTGGCCTTGTCCAGCGTGTCGCCCACCAGCTTCACCGCGTCCTCGGCGCCCAGCTTCGCGAAGTCCACCGGGCCGGAGGACTTCACCTCCAGGGCGCGCGCGTCCAGCAGTGCCTGGACAGCCGACGTGTACTTGCCCTCCTTCGTCTGCGTGGCCTTCTTCCAGGCCGCATCATCCACGTTGGGGTTGGCGCCGGGCCGGAGGACGACGGGGCCGAAGGCGTAGACGCGGGCGTCGTTGTTGTCGATGTGCATCAGGTGTCCCAGAGAGGTGGAGAGGAAACGACGCGAGGCCAGGCCCTCCGCAGCGAGGAGGAGGGGGATGCAGCAGGAGGGCCCGGCCCCGCGCCAGGTCAGTGGCCGGAGATGTAGGTGACGGACAGCGGGTACATGCACTGCACGCCCGCGCTGTTCGCCCGGCACGGCACCTTCGTCTTGAAGCCGCGCACCTGGGGCGCGGCCTGCTCGAACTGGATGCCGGTGCGGTAGCGCAGCGCACGCGGGTCGGCCCGGTAGACGATGCCCAGGCGCGTGCCGCCGGTGCCCGCCTCGGCCAGCCGGGGCCAGGGCTCCACCGTCTTCACCCACGGGTGCTTCGAGGTGAAGAACTCGAGGATGGTGGTGTCGCTCGCCTCGGACAGCTTCGTGGTGGCGATGAGGGTGAAGCGGTCCAGGTCCAGCAGCATGCGGTTGGGCCGCATGGGCGCCACGTTCTTCGTGAGGATGGGGCCGAGGTTGGCCGCGTTGTTCAGGTCCTTGAGGATTTCGGCCGGCTCCTTGTCCGTCCACTCGGTGGGGTTGCCCGCACCGGCCCCCGGCTCGCAGGTGTAGACGTTGGCGTTGGGCAGCCGCGCAAAGCCCAGCAGGCCCACCTCCGGCGCGCCGAAGAGGGCCACCTGCTCGTGGAACTCCTCGATGGCCATGCGCGCGGCCTCGGCGCGCGGCACATCCAGCGGCACGCCAGAGAAGGCGGCCGCCTCCAGCTCCGCCTCTGAGTACTGATAGGCGGTGCCGAAGTCCTTGATGGGGCTGGAGAGGCGCTTGGCACTCACGTTGACGACGGGCAGGTCCTCCGCATCCGCCGCCAGCCACTGGGCCATGCCCAGCCTGTCGTACATGTCGTAAGCGATGGACTCCGCGCCCCGGGGAATCGAGGTGTCCACGGGGATGTGCTTCGCGTACTCCACCTCCGCGTGCTCGACGTTGTAGACGGCCGGGTCGAGGTACTGGAGCTGCTGCTGCTGGAAGAAGGCGAGCGCCTCCGCGTCGTTGCGGAAGGCCGACTGGTAGGGGTTGCGAGGGGCCATGGGG